CAGCATAATAATCAGGGTCATTATTTAGCCAGAGACAAACATTCCAAGCATTCCAACTGCGGTGACCGTTATATTCTTTCATATTAATTACTCCGAGTTATACAATAAAGTTTAAGAAGGCTTTGAAGCTGAAGTATATCACAACCGCCCAAGCGTTAAAAGCTATTACTGCTATAATGTTATCTAACATTCTGCACCTCCCTAGTTAAGTTATGCGCAAGCACTCGTTAGAATGCCTGCTGATAACCTTACTATTTCATCCACTCGTTATAGGCTTCCGTGTACACCACTAAAGCATGGTCAAAGCGTGCCTTAGCTGCTGCCATCTTCGCCTTATCAACCGCTAGCTCTGCTTTGCTTACTTCATCGTTATTGCTGTAAGTCTTCAACTCAGCATAGCGATTCTTGTGCCATAGGTGGTCTAAGCTCTTCCACATCGCCTCAGCCCCAGTATATTTGGCATTGTAGTAATTGACCATCCTGCCCTCACTCTTGGCCTTGTCCAAGGTCTTGTAAACTTCTCGTGAGTACAGGCCTGCGCCTTCGAGTAAGCTCATTACAACGCTGTTATCTTTAATGTTCATGTTAAAATTCATCATAGGTATTGCCTCAGTTAAGTTATGCGCAAGCACTCCCTTGAATGCTTGCTGATAACTAAACTCCCTCAATATCAAATATCTCGTAACATTCTATCACCTCGTAACGCTTCGGTGCAAATGCGCTCCAGTCTTCTAAAATACCGTCTCGGCTCGCTAATATGTGCCCTTTAACATGCCATATAAACTTCCCCTCTTTTGGTACATTTTTGCTAACACTTATCAACGTTTTGCCATATTTCCATTTGTCAACCTCAATCGCTGCCTTACCGTGTTCGGCGTACAATGCTAAGGAGTGGTGAAAGTACACACCGCCGCAATCATGCCTGTACCCTCTCGCTTCTAGCTTCGCTTTGGCTATGCCGAATGACCAGTCGTTTACCACCGCCGCCGCAATCACCGCACAAAAACCCTTGTCACCATAATGCCTCTTACCAACCTTAGCCAACTCAGCATAGGAATGCTTGAATTTCTTTTTGAATCTTGGAATTTTCATCCTGTTTCCCCTGATTTTAAATGCTCACCGCAACCGACTGGCTTCAATCGACTCCGGTGAACATCCTGATATTGTCTTGGTGGCGTTCTTAACCTTCGCACCCTAAGGCACTACTTCCCACCGCTAAACTGACGAACATCATTCAGTTCTAATCCATGCCTAGTATGGTCATCTTCTCTGCTATTACCAAGGCTACTGAGCCAGAGTGTCTGTTAAACCCGAAGGTCTACCGCTATTGCTAGGGAGCAAGGGAGACTGTCCTCCTCGTTTCAAGCCTGTAAGCCACCTTGGTGACTGCTTGAACTAGGTATCAATCTGAGAGGCCGTTCCTCTCTTGCTTGGCCCCCATTCTACAGAAAGGAATTCAGATGTCAACCCCTAATTCAAAAATAATGCAAATTAATTTCATTTGGATTTTGCCATAGTAGTAGGAGCTGACAACTCAGGGTCTCACAGGCTACCTACAGCATACACACACTCCCTCCTTTTGACGTGACACATGTGCGCATCGCGTCAAGTAGTACCACTCCAGAATCCATTTGTCCCTTCCTTATCGGGGGCGGGGGGCATTATTCCGCGCATGTGATTGTAAGAGTACCCGCACGTATACAAAAAAAGACCAAAAGTAGAATAAAAGTAACAATAAGCTGTGTATACTTAAGTAGACGTAAGTCATTGATTTCATTGGGAGTTCGCGGGTACATTTGTGTACATTAAATTAGCCTGTAATGCTGACACAATATAGTTAAGCATTTAGTTAAAATAGTTCTTGACTTTTGCTTTAAAGTATGGTATAATATATAGTATATACTAAAGAGTTATTTAGTTAGTTGTTTAGTTACTGACTAAAGACTATAAACAAAGTAACAACCTAACAAGGTCTAAGACATACTTAAGTATACTTAGGTAACCAAAGGAGAGTTTTTTGTCAGATTTAAAAAACGACGATTCGCCACCTAAGCGTAGAGTGGGTCGTCCCAAGAAGTCAGATATGGTCAACCGCAAGAGAGGGTCAGTCGGTACGAGAGGTCGCCCCAAAGGTGACGCTGCCATTATTAACGAATACAAGACACGTATGCTAACGTCTCCTAAGTCTGCTCGCGTCTTAGAGTCTATATTCGATGCAGCTCTTAACGATGACCATAAGAATCAAGCAGCCGCTTGGAAGCTAGTTATTGATAGGGTCTTACCAGCGAGTTACTTTGAAAAGGATAAGGCAGGTGGCAGCAAAGGTGGGATTAACATATCAATTACTGGAGTGGGTGGAGAGACTACTGTCATCTCCGAAAGCAGCAACGAAGAGCAAGCTATTGACGGAGAGTACACCGATGTATAACCCTAAGTACTTCGCCCTGAGCGAGTTCAACTGTCAAGAAACAAATCAAAATGAAATGCAACCAGAGTTCCTAGAACGTTTGGATGCTCTGCGTGAAGCCTGTGGTTTTCCCTTTGTGATTACTAGCGGCTTCCGTAGCCCTAACCACAGTAACGAAAGACATAAGGAGAAAGCAGGAACTCATGCCCAAGGTATTGCAGCAGACATCAAAGCTATTAGCGGAACACAAAAGTACGAGATTGTTAAACAGGCGCTCTTGCTTGGGTTTGGCGGTATTGGAGTGGCTAGTTCATTTATCCATGTGGACGACCGGAGCAATTCTGATTCTAACTCTACACCCGTAATGTGGACATATTAAATGACTGACTTAAAGGTAGAACTACTACCATGGCAGCAGGAGGTCTTTAACGACCCCTCACGCTTTAAAGTCATCGCAGCAGGTCGTCGTACAGGTAAGTCACGTCTAGCGGCTTGGATGTTAATCCTAGAAGGTTTACAATGTAAGAAAGGCCATGTCTTTTATGTCGCACCCACACAGGGTCAGGCTAGGGACATTATGTGGCAGACATTGCTAGAGGTAGGTAATCCTGTCATATCGTCTAGCCATATCAACAACCTACAAATAAAGCTAGTCAACGGTGCAACCATCGCCCTCAAGGGTGCTGACAGACCGGAGACTATGCGTGGTGTCTCCCTTAGCTTCCTCTGTATGGATGAGTACGCCGATATGAAGCCGGAGGTCTGGGAGCAAATCCTACGACCTGCCCTAGCTGACCAGAAGGGTGATGCCATGTTTATTGGTACACCCATGGGTCGTAACCACTTCTATGACTTGTTCCAGTACGCTAGCATAGCAGGGGATGACCAATGGAAGGGTTGGCACTTTACATCATACGATAACCCCTTGCTAGACCCAGAGGAGATTAATGCGGCTAAGAAGTCGATGTCAGCCTTCTCCTTCCGACAGGAGTTCATGGCATCCTTTGAGGCAGCCGGTGGTGAACTGTTTAAGGAGAAAGATGTTAAGTTCTCCGAGGAAGAGCCTGAACACGGTCAGTTCTACATTGCAGTCGATTTGGCAGGATTTGCGGAAATTGAAAAAGCTACAACTAAAACAAGCCGACTTGACCAAACGTCAATTGCGGTGGTTAAGGCGAATGAAGACGGGTGGTGGGTTGCCGACATTATCCATGGTAGATGGGGAGTCGAAAAGACAGCAAGGAAAATCTTCGATGCCGTCAGAGACTACCAACCAGTCGCAGTAGGGATTGAGAAAGGTGCGTTGAAGAATGCTGTCTACCCCTACTTGAATGACATAATGAAAAAGAATCAAAGGTTCTTCCGTATCGAGGAGCTTACCCACGGCAACAAACGTAAGATTGACCGTATTGTCTGGGCGTTACAAGGTAGGTTTGAACACGGTAACATTAAACTAAACAAGGGTGACTGGAATGCAGAGTTCCTAGATGAGCTGTTTCAGTTCCCTAACAAACTTGTCCACGATGATTTAATTGATTCGTTGGCCTACATTGACCAATTAGCTAAGATAGCCTATGCTATTGACTACGAGGAAGAAGAATATGAACTCACTGACTTTTACGCAGGGTATTAACTATGTATGAACAAAACGATGACTACAATTTTGAGACCCTAGAAGGTTGGGTGTCCTCTAAATGTAGTGACTGGCGTGACCATTTTGAAGCTAACTACGCCCAAAGGTTTGATGAGTACTATCGCCTGTGGCGTGGACAGTGGGCTGCTGAGGATGCTACACGTCAATCAGAGCGTTCTAAGATTATCTCCCCTGCATTGCAACAAGCTGTAGAGTCATCCGTAGCTGAGCTAGAGGAAGCTACCTTTGGTCGTGGCAAATGGTTTGATATTGAGGATGATGCTGCTGACCCAGAGAATGGGGACATTCAACTACTCCGTAATCAGTTAGAAGCTGACTTTAAACGCAATAAAGTACGTAAGGCCACCGCTGAGTGTCTTATTAACGCCGCTGTGTTTGGTACTGGTATTGCTGAAATAGAACTAACTACCGAGAAAGAGTTTAAACCGGCCACGCAACCGGTCATGGGTGGTGAATTAACAGCAGTTGGTGTCACTATTGAAGACCGTACCTGCGTTAAGATGAACCCTGTCATGCCACAGAACTTCCTTATCGACCCTGTAGCTACTTCCATTGAGAATGCGCTAGGTGTTGCTGTAGATGAGTTTGTATCATCTCATCTTGTAGAACAATTGCAGGAACAAGGCGTATATCGTGACATCGAGCTAGGCTCTGCTGCCTCAGACTTTGATATTGAGCCTGACCACGACATTTTGGATTCCTATAGCGACGATAAAGTACGACTGACTAAATATTATGGTTTAGTGCCCCGTCATTTGCTAGAAATAGCTATGAAAGACCCAGATTCAGAGGAAGAAGCTGTATCCCTGATGGAAGAAGATGATGATGAGGACAGTGGTAGCTACTATGTAGAGGCTATTGTTGTAACCGGCAACGGTGAGTTACTAAAAGCGGAAGAGAACCCTTACATGATGGGTGACAGACCTGTCGTAGCATTCCCTTGGGATGTCGTTCCTAGCCGTTTCTGGGGTCGAGGCGTATGTGAGAAAGGGTATAACTCTCAAAAGGCCTTAGACGCAGAACTACGCGCTCGTATCGACGCTCTAGCACTAACAGTACACCCTATGCTTGCTATGGATGCTTCTCGTATGCCAAGAGGCTCTAAACCAGAGATTCGTGCAGGTAAGGTTATCCTAACTAACGGTAATCCTGCGGAAATACTACAGCCATTTAACTTTGGTCAGGTCAATCAGATTACCTTTACGCAGGCCGCTGCTCTACAGCAGATGGTACAGACCGCTACAGGCGCTATTGACTCAGCGGGTATAGCAGGTAGTGTTAATGGAGAAAGTACAGCAGCGGGCATCTCTATGGGCTTAGGAGCTATCATTAAGCGCCACAAGCGTACTTTGATTAACTTCCAAGAAGCCTTTGTTATCCCGTTTGTTACTAAAGCTGCTCATCGCTATATGCAGTTTGAGCCTGAGAAGTACCCTGTTGCTGATTATAAGTTTAACGTATCAAGTTCTCTGGGCATTATTGCTCGTGAGTATGAGGTTACACAG